GGCAAACCAGCGAAATGACGAAAAGCCTGTCTCGCATAGAACGGGAGCTGATGCGCGATGAATGATCTTTTTATTTCCGGCTATGCCAGCCGTTTTGATGAGCCGGATTTATCCGGCGATATTGTGCGGCGCGGTGCGTTTTCTGCATCTCTACTCTCGCGAGTGGACCCATTTCCCATGCTCTTTGGACATCGGACCGATGCGCCGATTGGTGTGTGGGACCGTGTGGTCGAGGATGAAATTGGTCTCTTCGTGGCAGGGCGGGTCTTAGATTCGGACGCGACCACGCGCCGCTTGATCGAGACGCGCGCCGTGAACGGCCTGTCCATTGGTTACCGCACACGACGCGCGAACTTTGGGAGGTCTCTGTCGTCGCCTTCCCGATGCTGCGCTCTGCGCGGATTACGCAAATTGGCGACAATTCTAAAACATACGCACCCGACACAAGGAGAATTGCGTGACCCCTAAACTAGAAATGAAAAATACTGGTGATTTGCGACAGGCCAAGGCCGATTTCGCCGCCACATTTGCGGCATTCCGCGAGGCCAATGATACAAGGCTGGCCGCCCTAGAGGCGAAATCTGCTGCTGACCCGCTTCTGGTCGAGAAAGTTGACCGCCTGAATGCGGCGCTGGATGCCCAGACGAAACGTGTGGAAAATCTAACCCTCGCGCAGGCCGCCCCGGGCTTTGGCAGCGAAGTGAAATCCGCTGACACCCAAGCCTGGGCCAGCTTTATCCGCACAGGCGATACGGCCAATTTAGAAGGCAAATCCGTTGCGTCTCGTGATCGCCCATGCGGCGTCTGGCGACTATTCGCACCATTGGCGGGGCGTCGTTCCGCAAACCTGTCAGCACATCCGGCGCGGCGTCGGGCTGGGCGGGCGAAACGGATGCGCGGGTCGAGACCGACACGCCGACACTAGAACTGCTCGACTTCCCAACGGGCGAGCTCTACGCCATGCCCGCCGCGACACAGGCTTTGCTGGATGACAGTGTCGCCGATGTCGATGCGTGGCTGGCCGAAGAAGTGCGCGATGTCTTCGCCGCGCAGGAAACGGCGGCTTTTGTCGGCGGTGACGGCGTGAATAAACCGCGCGGATTTTTGACTGACCCGGGGCTAGGCGCTGTGGAACAAGGCGCGCTGGACACAGATGGATTGATCGATTTGATCTATGCGCCGAAATCGCGTTACCGCTCCAATGCCAGCTTTGTCATGAACCGCCGCACGATTAATGCGGTGCGGAAGTTTAAAGACGCGGACGGCAATTATATCTGGCAGCCTTCACTCGCCGCCGGCGCGCCGTCAACACTGCTCGGCTATCCGCTGGTAGAGATGGAAGACATGCCGGATATTGGCGCAGGGGCCAGTTGCGTCGCCTTCGGTGATTTCCGTCGAGGCTATCTCATCGCTGACCGCCAAGGTGTGAGGGTCCTCCGCGATCCATATTCCGCCAAGCCTTACGTGTTGTTCTACACGACCAAACGCGTGGGTGGCGGCGTGCAGGATGCGGATGCGATTAAGGTTTTGAAGATTACGTAAGCAATCGGTCTGGGGGCTTAATGACAAGGAACCGAACCGCTTTGGCGGTTCGGGACGGCTTGATTATTTTGCGAGTAAGACTTCTGATATAGACGGAGCTTTCGAACGCTTTGCTTTCGTCATTTCTATCTACAATGTATATTATGCAAGCCCGTAAAATAGAATTCACACCGTCATTCGTAATATTTATGGCCGTGGGTTTTGCTGCACTTTTAGTTTTGATTTGTTTGACGTCGTTGCAGATTTTTAAAGTCGTGACGTCTCAAATTAGTTTGCCGCACTACACCAACGTAAGTAAAATTGAGCTTGTTTTAATAAGTTTGATTTTGGGATACCAAGCCTTAGGCGCCGCGCTTGCCAAGTTTACATCGGCCACTTCACAAGATGCAAACCCACCCGCCAAATCTTACCTTAGAACAAAAATAAAAGTCCGAATATGGGGTTTGATCGTGTGTGCCCTCGTATTTGTGAGTACATGATATTTTATCCGAAATAGATTTTATTTTGACAAATGGATCCTCCGGTCAAGCCGGAGGATGACAAACTAAATATATAGACATTTTCTAACGAGCCGATCGGTTCGTTTTTTGAATAACCCAAGCCCGTCATCCGACGGGCTTTTTTTATGCCTAATTTAGGAGGCTCTATGACATTGACTGATGTGTCACCCCCGCCCGTACCTGCTTTGTCATTAGAGACGGCGAAGGTGTTTTTGCGGGTGGATCACCCCGATGAAGACGCGCTGATTACGGAGTTGATCGACGTTGCGACGCAGCAGATTGAGGACCGCTGCGGCGTATCCCTCATCACCCGCCCGCAACGCCTGACTAAGGCACCTGTGATGACGCGAGACGGTGCCGGGATTTATCTGAATCGGTATCCCATTTTGTCAATCGACGCGATTACGCAGGAAGATGCGACCTTGCCGATTGAAACAAACCTAAAAGCGCGGCCTGCTTTTGTCTGCACGGCGGCGCGAGCCCATGTGACGGTGGACTTTACCGCAGGCTATGGTGAAAACCCCGCCGATATTCCGACGCCCTTACGACAGGGCGTTCTGCTCTTACTCGCCCATCTTTATGAACATCGCGCAGGGAATATGCCGAGTGGATTTCCGATGATGGTTGATGCGCTGATCCAACCTTATCGGGGGATGCGGCTATGATCGGGCATATGCGCAACCGTGTCGGGCTTTATACGCCCGTGGAGACGCCTGATGATCTGGGCGGGACGCTGACGACATGGACGTTTCAAAAAGCGCTCTGGGCGGGGATTAAGCCCAAAGCCCTGACCGAGCGATTAGAGAATGGAAAGCTCTCTGTCACGCAAAGCTATCTCGTCGCTATCCGCTACCTGCCGACATTCCCTGAACGCGGAGGAAGCCCAATGAATATTTCAGAACAAGCGGAGGCGCTGGCCAAAGCGGTTCATACCGTCTTAGCCAATAATCCAGCCGTGCAATTCGGTTTGGGCGGGAGTGCGGATGTACCGCCGCGCCTTTATGACAGTGCGCCGGAAGACCCAGACTATCCCTATCTGACCTATGGGGCCTTGCGTAGTGAAGATATTGGCGCGGATGAAACCGCGCTGGCGTCGCATCAGATGACGTTGCATCTCTGGTCGCGCTATACGGGACGTGCAGAGGTTATGGGGCTGCTGGGCCAAATCGGCAACGCGCTGGACCCTGATTCTTTAACGGATGCGGCAAGCGTCGCTGTGCGGAGTGCAACATCCGTCTATTCTGACGTACTGCGCGCTGAGCGCGCAAAGAGGCGGCGATATGCTGCTGAAGATTAAAAATGCTGCCGGTGTTTACACGACTGTTGCCGGGCTGCGAACAAAAACGCTGCGGCTTAATGCACGCCCCGTAGACGTAACGGACACGGCCTCGCAAGGATGGAAAGAACTCCTGCCCGGGGCCGGGATGCGCATGGCGGATATTTCCGGTACGGGCGTGTTTCGGGATGCGGAGTCGGACGCGCTGATCCGCTCGGCCTTCTTTGATCAATCCGCGCAGGACTGCCGTTTTATCATTCCGGGCTTTGGGATGATTGATGGCGCGTTCTTGATAACGGGATTAAACTATGCGGGCAGCTATAATGGCGAAGCGCAATTTGAGATCAGCCTGAGCAGTGCCGCCGTGCCGGAATTTTCTCCGCTATGACGGATTACAGACCCGGTGATCGGACGGTCACGATTAACGATAAAGCGTACAAATTGCGGCTCACTGTTTCCGCTTTCGCGGCCATGGCAAGTGCGTTCGAAGCGCAAGGTCCGAAGGATTTGGCCGAGAAATTACGCCGCGCAAAAGTGGAAGATTGGAACCGAATTTTGCAATTAATTGCAAAGCCGCTTCCGCCCCATTTGAGCCGCGATGAGATGGTCAAAATCTTGCCGGAAATCAGCGCCGTTATACACGAAGGATTGCGCGCATGAGCTGGCCTTTTGAAAGCTGGCAACAGATTGCCATTCGCCGTTTCGGCCTACAGCCGAGCGAGTTTTGGGCCATGCCTTTGCGGGATTGGTTGGCCCTTATTGAGGGTGTTCGCCCGCAGGGATTTAGCCGTTCAGATTTAGACGCGTTGAGCCAAATTTATCCGGATGATGGAGAGACAGATGACACAGATGAATGAGGCGGCAGACGCCTTAGACAGCTTCGCGAACGGGCCGGGCGCAGAGGCCGCCAATGCGCTGGCAGATGTGTTCGAACAGGCAGGCGAGCGTATCGCAGGGTCGTTAGAACGCGCGGCGCAATCCGGTGAATTATCCTTTAACCAGATGGCGGAATCCGTACTGAATGACCTCGCGCGGATTGCCGTCAATGAATTAATTACAGCCCCGTTGCAGGCAGGCGTAACGGCTTTATCTAATTCCATTGCGGGCGGGGTGTCGGGTAAATCTGCACCCGTCACGGTCAATTTGAATATGGGTCAACCCAGCGGAAAACTGGCAGGGCCACAGCCGAGCGGGGCGCAGATTGCGGCGCAAGTCGCCAATGCTGTCGCGCGTGCGCAAAGCCGAAATTAGGGCAATTAGATATGACAGATTTTCATGATGTGCGCTTTCCGCTGCACTTGGCTTTTGGGACGCGGGGTGGACCTTCGCGTCCGACCGAAGTGTTACAATTTGCGAATGGAACAGAGGCGAGGAATGCGCGAGGGCGTCATAGTCGACGCAGATATAATGCTGTCGCAGGATTGAAGTCACGGGAACAAGTTATTGAATTATTGGAGTTCTATGAAGCACGTTTTGGTCCTTTGTACGGATTTCGATTTCACGACCCCTTAGATTATGAGGCGGATAATGAGATCGCTATTGGTAATGGCATGCGCAAAGAGTTCCAACTGACTAAGCATTACGGCACGTCGCCGCATACTTATTCTCGGCCCATTACGAAGCCTGTAGGCGGTTCGGTTCGGGTCTTTGTCGATGGTGTGGAAAGCGCCGTTTCAATCGAATATTTGCGCGGCGTCATTTCATTTTCAACGGCCCCTGATGAGGGAGCAATCATAAGCGCACAGTTTGAATTTGATGTGTCGGTGCGCTTTGGCTCAGATACATTGGATATTGTTTTGGACGATTTCGGCGCGACCCAAATTGAAGACATTCCCTTGATCGAAATTTTAGACGTGACGGAGACTGATCATGGGTGAGGTCACAACTTTCTGCACCCTCTGGACATTCACATTTTCAAACCGCGCAGACATCTATCTCACCGATCATGATGCGGTGGTTCATTATGATGGTGGGGATTATTCCCCGCTACTTTCGGCGGATAAAATTCTATCTGAATCCAAGACAGGACTCTCTGTCGATATGGGGGGGCTGCGCACCTCTTTGACTCTGCCGAATGTCTCTCCACAAGATATTCGCGACGGTCTTTTCGACGGTGCAAAGCTTTCAGAATTTCGTCATGATTGGCGCAGTGGAGAAACGGTTTTGGTACAAAGAGGACGGTTAGGCGAAGTCACAATATCCGGTGACGACATCTCAATTGAATGGCTCGGCCAAGCCAGTCTTTTGGACCAAAGCACAGGTCGTGTTTTTTCTCGCCAATGTGATGCAAGTTTCGGAGATGCGCGGTGCGGATTAAATAAAAATAATTTCGCGGACCGCACGGTCTGCCCGCGCAGTTTTGAGGCCTGCCGTGATCAGTTTTCCAACACGATTAATTTCCGGG